GAACCGAGGAGATTATCAGGAATGGCCTTAGTAGAACTAAGGACACGATCCCAGGTGATCCTCTTCTGTTTATCGTCGTTGTCGCGGTCAGAGGCCGACCAGGCTGGCGTCGGGCTGAGTTTAACCTCATCCGACAGATACCTGTCAAAAGGCGTTACCCCGTCTTCAAGGAGACTAATAGCTATCTCCTTAGCGGTAGGTACCTCTTGTTTCTGATAGTACCGGGCGAGCTGGGTAAAGTACCCAAGTTTCTCGTCCACATACTGACGAGCAGGGTGAACCCTCATAACGTTTGGTCCTACTTCTTGTAGCTGGGTTAAATCTATTTCAAGCTGCCGGGATTCGAGTAACATCTTAGCTCGGATTCGAGTGGCTAAGTAGAGAATCCAAGGATGGATGTGCTTGGCGTCAAACTCATCGGTGATTACACCTTTGAGAGTAAGATCAGACCTAAAACCGAACCCTCCGAATTCGGTAGGGACGGAAAGAAGGTATGTCAATACCTTTGTTTTATTAGGGTGTAGCTTGTTAATCAAGCGACTGACTAGGCCCTTGCGGACCTTCCAGACCCCTAAACGAAGGTCTTGAACCAGTGTGATCAGATATTTCCAGTCCTCAACTGCTCGCCTCAATAAATTAGGGCGGACAGGATTAAGGGGCTGGCCCCTCCAAACATAAATCTTTGCAAACTCGGAGACGGGCGGAACACCCGTAGAACCTCCAGATACATGAGATTTAGCCATGTTGATTCGCATACCAAGTAGTGAGACGACCCTTTTATAGGAATCGCTAACAGACTTGGAGGCGATGACCACGTCATCACCACAGATAACATAGTCATTGAAAGGAGTGATAGCTTTAGGCCTACCACTTGCCCTCCATGCACAATACTGCACAAGGAGATGGTGAGCTACGGCCATTAACGGCCACGAGGCATATTCGCCGAGTGGCTGACCCACGCTCCACCGAACTCGCTTGGTACGGCCGGAAGGAAGTTTTACTTCCCAAAACCGGTCAACCATAACAGTTTTGAGCGCCTTCGAGAAGCTTTTTCCAAAGGCTTCTTGGATAGGAATCAACTGGCAATCGATTGGAAACAGGTCAGTACACGACGATTGGTCGAAAGAACAAACTGTCTTACCGGCCTCGTGCCATGCTCTGATCTTGGGTATGGCTGATTTCTGGTCGAAGGTACAATCCGCTTCAAAGGTTTGTAAGACCTCTGCGAGCTTCCTGTGAACGGGCTGCAACACCATCTGGGTGTAGTAGTCGGGCATTGCAATTAACCGAACCTTACCAGCCTTCTCTGGTTTGAATCCAATCTTTCCAGGACAACCAGAATGAGGTATGTCACTGG